CGACACGACCCCGCTTGACGTGACTGATGGTGTGTTCTTTATCAAAGCCGATGGGGCTGCGACGGTTGATTTCCTTGTTGAGAAAAACAACACGGCAACCACCGCGAGCGCTGTGGCCACGATGGCTAACGACACCTACATCCGTCTTGGGTTTTACTATGACGGGATTTCGGCGGTGCAGTACTTTGTGAATGGCTCAATCGCTGGCAGTTCGGTAACTACCAACCTGCCCGACGATGAGGACATGACCATCACCATCGCGATCCAGAACGGTGAAGCCGTCGCCAAGACCATGACCGTGGACTATGTCTATGTAGCCAAGGAGCGCTAATCATGGGCCAATTTAAACCGATGGTTAAAATGATGACCACCGAGCCTTCAGTGATTCTGAAACTGAAGAAAGGCGGTTCGGTCAAAGCGCCCAAAAAGATGATGGACGGTGGGGTGATGCGTGGTCTTGCGGCCACGCCCACGCCCGGTGCTCGAGGCGGGATGCCTCCGGCGGCCGCCCCGGCACGTCCCTCGATGGCTATGCGTCGCAAAGCGATGATGGCTCGCCCGATGATGAAAGAGGGTGGCGAAAGCAAAGCTGAGCACGCCGCTGAGATGAAGAAGATGATGGGCACCGAGGCTAAGCTCAAAAAGCACGCCTCTATGCCTGCTTCTAAAGCTCACAAAGGTCTTGCAACCGGCGGTGTGGCAATGGGTCAGGCAGGGTTCAAAAAGGGTGGAGTAATTGGCGTAGCGGCCTCTGAAAAGGGAGCTAAGGGTTATGTCAAGACCAAGATGGACACTGCTTCAGGCGAGCATCACACTCCGAAGAAGACTGGCGACGTGGCAATGGGCAAACCCGGCGGATACAAGTCCGGCGGCAGCGCCAAGTACGCAAAGGGCGGCGGGGTCGAGGGTAATGTTTCGACCTCAAAACCCGGCCCAACCCACACCACCACTGGAGAAGTGAAGAAAGGCAACGCCGGGGGCTTTAAGAAAGGCGGTGCCCTGGGAAAGCGTTATGCTACGGGGGGTCTAGTCGATAGCGGACGTCCCGTAGCGATGCCTCGGCACCCGGTGTCAAAACCCGTGGCTAATGACCTGCAGTCCGGAACCTTCAAAAAGGGTGGCGGAGTACAGAAAAAGGCCTACGGCGGCGCGTGCTGAAACGGCGGGGGCTTCGGCCCTCGCTTATTTTAAGGACTTGTGATGAAAGTTCAATCGGTTTCAAAGACAGGAGTAGGCTCGAGCAGCTCTCTAGTTATGAATACCAACATCAGCCCTTTTAATGTGGGTTTTGGTGTAACCGTGACTGGGACGGTCAACTATACCGTGCAGCACACCTTTGATGACCCCGCAGTTGGTTTTTCGACTTGGTTCTCGCACCCCACCGTAGCCTCGCAGGCGGCCAACGCTGATGGCAATTACGCCTTTCCGGTGACTGGTGTCAAGGTGCTGGTGAACTCGGGGTCTGGTACCGCGACGCTTAACCTTGTTCAAGCGGGTATCTGATGGGTATCGTCGGCTACACCGGCGTTGCTAATCAGGCTAATACGTCAGACGGGTTTGCCCGAGGCGTAGGGGCGCAGAACGTCGTCGGTGGCACCGATTGGGGTCTAGACGTAGGCGACAACGGTGTGGTTGATATGTACGGCGCAACCCCCACAACCACTTTCTATATTCTTGATGAGACAACTCCCGGGTATGTACTTCAGGAAGATGACAGCAAGATCGTATTGGAGGCCTCGTAATGGCTGATCAGAAAATCTCAGCGATGCCCTCAGCGACGACGCTGACGGGCGCGGAGCTTGTACCATTAGTTCAGGGTGGCGCTAACGTCAAAGCCACACTCTCAACCCTTCGAGCGTTTGATGCCGCTTATGGCGCTTTCAGTAGCTCGCTTGACCAGACTGGTAGCATATCGGCCGGTACGGCCATGACGTTCAACTCGACCGACATCGCTGATGGTATTACGGTGGTTAGTAGTAGCCGCATCACAGTGCCTAACGATGGTATCTACAACCTGCAGTTCAGCGCTCAACTGCGCAACATTGAGAACACACAGGAAGACGCCACGATTTGGTTTAAGGTCAACGGATCAGACCTCGCCAACTCAGCTACACAAATTACAGTTCCGGCTAGAAAAAGCGCAAATATTTATGGTTATGCGGTAGCGTCTTGGAATATCTTCCTAGACTTAAATGCCAATGACTACGTGCAAATCATGTGGGTGCCGACTATTGCCACGCTGACGCTTGAGCACCTGCCTGCTAGTGCTTCGCCTGTGTACCCGGCCATTCCTTCAGTCATTGCAACCATAGGCCAGGTGGCTTGAGATGCCCGCTAAGTCCAAGGCTCAGTTCCGGCTGATGAAAGCGGCGGAGTACAATCCGAAGTTCGCTAAGAAGGTCGGCATTCGGCCCGACGTGGCCGCCGAGTTCACTGAATCTAATGTAAAGGGGAAAAAGTATGCTCGACTCCCTGAAAAAATGGCTAAAGGTGGCGAGCCGAACCTTTCGATTGGCCGTGGTGAGAAACTTCCGGCGTCTCAAGGCGCGGGTTTTACGGCGAAAGGCCGCGCCAAGTACAACCGAGCCACCGGCTCAAACCTGAAGGCTCCTCAGCCCGAGGGCGGCCCACGGCGCGATTCGTTTTGTGCCCGGATGGGTCCCGTAGCACGCAAGTCTGAGCGCGGGTCGCGTGCTCGGGCCTCAATGAAGCGCTGGAACTGCCCAGGGTGGTGAAGATATGGCATACTCAGACACTTACGGTCAGGTTTACAACGTTCAGACGCTAATTGATCATGCCGCTCGCCGGTGTGGTAAATTAGCCGAAGAGCTCACCAGCGAGCAACTGCTCACCGCGAGGGAAGCGCTCGGGTTTGTGTTAACCAATCTGATCAACATCGGTATCCAGTATTGGGCTGTGAAGAAAGAAGTCATCGGCCTGACACCTGACAAGTACATTTACACCTTGCCCGTTGGGGCTAACGACGTGCTCAACGCGCTATATCGCACTATGAACCGCCCCACGGGTAGCTATAGCACCTCGGCGGGCGGAACGGTCAGCAACGTAGCCGATAATGACGTTGACACCTACTGCCAGCAGAGCTCCGCAAATGGTAACATTACGGTCGACTTTGGCACGGATAACCCCGTTTATGCGGGATCTATTGGCGTGCTGCCCTATGTTTCTGGTGGTGGAAGTGCCACTTGGACATTCACCCTCAAGTATTCAACTGATGGGTCGACTTGGAACACGCTTGAAAATGTCGGAACCACGGCAGTAACCGACAATCAATGGTCCCGGTATGATATTGACCCCGGTCAGACGGTTCGTTACTACCGAATTGAGGCCTCGGGCGGCACAACGCTAGCGTTGCGTGAGTGGTATGTGGGTAATAATAGTCGTGAAATCACGATGTCGCGTCTGAACCGTGACGATTACACCAACCTGCCTAACAAAAACTTCACGGCTAACCAACCTTATCAGTTCTGGTTCAACCGCACCATTCCGCAACCTGAAATTTACCTCTGGCCGACGCCTTCGGACCCGTTTGTGCAGATGACCGTGTGGTATTCGAAGCAGATCATGGACGTGGGGCAGTTGACCGATGACCTTCAGATACCTCAGAGGTGGTATATGGCTACGCTCGCAATGCTAAGCCACCAGTTGTCGCTCGAACTGCCTACGGTTCCTCTCGACCGCGTTCAGTACCTCGAAACGCAAGCCGAAAAGTACTTGAATATGGCCGAACAGGAAGAACGCGACCGCTCGCCCATTTATTTCGCGCCGAACATCAGCGTTTACACTGCCTGACATGTCTATTTTTCTTGACACCACTGGATATTCATCGTTAGCGATTGCGATCTGCGACCGCTGCCGGATGAAACGTCCATATTCGGTGATGATGAACGACCCGAACTTTGCGGGTTTGAGGGTTTGCAATGAAGGTTGTGCGGATCAGAAAGACCCGTACCGCCTGCCAGCGCGGCAAACCGAGCGTATCAATTTGCGTTTTGCTCGGCCTGATGTGTCCGTAGCGGCTATTCAAAACAACATTGTAACCAACAATCAACAAAGCGTTATACTATCAACCGAAGGCAATACCCAGACGCCGGAGAACAATGGGAATCTTGACGGAATAGCGATTTCACCATAATGGCTAATCAGACTATCACGCAGTTGCCCACCGCGAATGCGCTCACCGGCACCGAGCTTGTACCCGTTGTGCAGGACGGCGGTACAGTTAAAACCACCGTAGCGGATATTGCTGCAACGCCAGTCACCAAT